GGTTTTGGAATAAAAGAATAACTTCACCTGTCTCAGGATTTTCATACACTTTTTCAGCGTTTGCTTCTGATACTGGAGTCATGTACAGCTCTGGAGCTTGCACAAGATAACTATCAATTGGCTCTTCTAGTCGACTCCAGAAGCTAGGGTCTTTAGCCTGTAGACGTTCGTTATAACGCATCAACTTAGCACGTTCTAAACGAGCATTGAAACGTAAAATAAACGCCATGCCTTCAGGTGTTAAGTTTTCACTAGCACCTGCGATTGCCTTGGCTTCTTCCATATCTTTTTCAGAAATACCTGTACCAGAACCAAAGATACCTGATCCAAGTTTTTCAGCCGACATGTTACGAACTTTAGCAAGCAACGCTTCAGTTTGCGTAGCGGCTTCTTTCATGTCTTCAATACCAAAGATTTGACCAACAAACTTATTAACACCTGCTCTTGTTTTAGCAAACGCACCTAAGATTGGGTCTGTTTGGTCAAGATCACGTAAGGCCGCATTGGTAATAACAAGCTGATTCTTAGAAGCCAGTGCTTTATCGTACTCAGTATTCAAACGCTTATACTTGAGCTGATCCATACCTGCTGTTCCTTTAGAACGCAAATACATATCAAAAGCGGCTTCCATATCTCCATTTGTATACTTATCAGCAAAGAACTGAATTGCTTCTTCTTGACGACTCTTTTCTTTCTTGAAAGCATTCTTAAGTCGAATAGCTTCACCAAGTTTATTACGTTTCATTAACTCAGCAACAGCATCATTAACACCGTCTTCAGTGTCAAGATTAAACTCTCCTAGAACACCACCTAAGGCTTTTTCAGCTTCAAACTTTGCTTCTTCTAATTCAATCTCACGTTCTTTAAGACCAAACAAGTCACGCTGTAATTGCTCACCACGGGCCGCTGATGCACGATCTAGTATTTCTTTTTCTCGTTGTGCAATTTTTTCAGACATCGCAATCTGAGCTTCAAGAGGAGCATTAGCTTCTTGCATACGCTTAAGTGTTTGCTTCATGCTCTCAATGTTACCCATCTGAAGACCACGCATGGATTCTTGAGTAGCTTGTGCTTGTAGTTCTTGTCCAGTTAGCCCTAGATTAGCAATCTGACGAGCAGTCTCAGGAGTAGCTCCACGAGCCTGAGCAATCTGCCCTGCTGCACCTGCGAGTCTCCTAGGCATCTCAGCCATGCTTTGTTGCTGTCGTACTAGAGCTTGGTTAGCAAAGTTCGTAAGAAGACCGGGGAGTGCTGTAGTGCCCCTAGGTATTTGAGCTTGCATACCCATTGCTTGTTCTGTCAGACGCTTTTGTTGCTCCTCACGAACTTGCTGAGGAGTCTTGAGCATCTGAAGAATCATTGACTGTGCTGATGTAGCCATTAATTACCTGCTCCATATCCGCCTGTGCCACCAAAGGGTTCAGAAGACCCAGAGTCATCTCCAAAACCTAACAAGTCAAGTAAACGATCATATGGAGACTGTGTCTGACCTTCTGCCATCTGTACGCCAAAAAACTGAGCAAGAGTGTCCCCAAGTGCTTTAGTACGTGCCGCTTCAAGGTTAGCCGCTCCAGTAAGACCTGCCGCCTCTGCTTCAAGACCTGCAATACCACCTTTGTACAGAGCTTCAGACTCACCAAGACGTGAACTAACAATAGGTTGCTGTAGTGAGATAGCAGGCGATAAGGCCGCTAGAGCTTGAGTCTGTGGTGTATATGCACCTGTCAACATTCCTTGGATATTCTGAATGTTCTGTCCAGTCAATGCACCTGCTTGTGTTAATGAAGCTAATAAATCAGAACTTTCTTGTTGACGTAGGCTTTCTTCTAACGCCATCAACTCAGGACTAGAACCACCGTACAACATCGACGATGTTCCTAAGCGTCCTTGAGTCGCTAACCGTTGCTCAATCTGACCACGTTGACGTTCAATCCCTGGAGCTCGCATTGCTTGAATACGACTGTAGAGTTCCTCAGGTGTTACCTGTGCTCCCGGTACAGCCGTTTGAGCGGCCTGTAAAAGCCCTTGTTCAATAGCGGCAGGGGTTTCTGCTAGTGTCTGAGTGTAACCACCTGTAGGTCCTACTTCAGTTGTTCCTGCGCCTGTAGTAACTGTAAATGGTGTAAACTCTGTAGCTTCTGCGGCTAATGCGCCAAGCTCAGGTCCTCTTGCACCCATTTCACTCCCAATGGCCTTGAGCTGATCAATAGCCTCTTGAGACATTGTGTACGGCAGGACTGCACTCGCCGCCGCACCTGCTCCACCTAGGAGTCCCGCAAGTTCATCCATTAGTATGTACCACCGTCAATTGTGCCTGCTGTTAACGTACCAGTTACTGAAACAGTAGGGGCTGTTACTGTACCAGTAAATGTTGGAGATGCTGTGTTTGCCTTGGTTGCTACTGCTGTTGCAATCGAATCAAACTCTGTGTTGATCTCTGATCCCTTAATAATCTTTGCAGGGTTACCTGATGCCAGTGTATCCTTTACTGCAAAGTTTGTTGCTTTCGTATAGTCTGACATTAGACAGTCCTTCCTACAATTGCTTGTGCTGTTAGTCTCTGAACTGAGACGGATGATCCATTTACTTCTGCTTCAATACCTAACTGAACAACTTGTCCACCGCCACTAGCGTTTACTGTTGGTCTATTTACAAGAACACCTGCGTTAAATTCACCGATGTTGTACTCAGCAATATTGTATTGTGCTACAACCTGAGTAGACAACGTAAAACGTTTTTTCTTGTATGCATAGGAGTAGTCGTAACCCCAGTTAAGAACAATATCTGTTGCACTACCGCCAATGACAGTGATCTTAAGGTTCTTAAGTAACTTAAGGTTACTAGGGGCACCAAAATCAATGTAGTTGGTAAAGTACGACATCTGATACGCTGTTCCGTTATCAGTAAATCCATCATACTTGGCAATACCGTCAGCCTTACCTAAGAGTAAATCACCACCACGGGTTCTACAGAGTGCCTGAGGTGCTATAGTATCCCACTGTGTTGTACGATACGAGCCATCTTGTAACGGAGTACGTGTATCAAAACAATACGTAATATTAGTCGTAGGTAGATGCAGTAGATAAAATGCTTCTTCAGGAGAGTATACTGAAAAAATATTACCAGTCTCTGACTGAAGGAAGTTAGTCAACTCTGTACGGATATTCTTAGACACATCCGTCATTGGTGCTGACTTTTCTTGTACAGTACGTTTAAGACTACGTACACCTGAGTCACTTAGGAATATTAAGTCAGTCCCTGTGACTTGAATAGAGTCTCTAGCAATACAGCCAATACCAACAACAGTATCAGCAATCTTCATTGTAGCAGGGTCTTCAGCACCAACGTACAAAAGAATTTGACGTTTGCCAAAGATTGCTAAAATACCATTATGTACTGCAAGAGCAGTAATCTCATCAGCACCGTCAGGCCATACTTTAGAAATGTCTATAGAACCTGACGAACCTGTATCCCACTTAAAACCAGTGAGGAGGTCTGACCAATATACTGTAGTATTGTTGGTGTCCGTTTTGGCAACCCAGAGTCTACCAAATCCAGACTGAACAATGTCACCAGAAGGTACAGTACCGCTGTAGTCGGAGTGTGCGCTAACTTCATCACAAGTCGTCCCATCATAGTAAATAGGATCAGACCCTTCACGGAACAAGAAGTGTACTCCGTTTAAAGTAGCATGATCGTATAAACCATCATCGACTGTATGTGATGCAGGTGTGATGTCTGTTAGTGTTGTGGTGCCTTTGTAAATTTTAGTAGCTGAGGCACTAATGATTTCTGTTGTACCGTCAGACTTAACAAACTCACCAATGTGTACTATAGAGTCTGTAGAATCTGAAGTTTCGTAAATCCACCCTTTACGTGCACCGACACGACCAAACTGGTCAATTACACAGTTGTCGGCTACCAAAGCAAACTGCTCAGGCAGAGACGTAGGGGAGTCTTGAGTGTTTAACCCAAAGAACCCCGGAGCCTGAATTGCAATACTTTGTAGTTGCTTTGCCATTACACTGTAGTCCAGACTGTTTCATCAGGGCTTAGACCTGCATCAAACGACACAGCATTAGATAACTCTTGCTGTGCAAAGATAGCTTGTTCAGCCGCAGATTGTCCTCCAGTTTCACCACGTTCACGTAAGGCATATGAGAATGCCCACTGGATGATTGGAGAGTCTGGTACAGAGGTGGTATCTGAGTCTATAGACAGGTCGTCAGTACGTTTTACTGTGTAGACACTAAACGTCTCGACAGCATCAGGAGTTCTATAAAACCTAACTTGTACGTCGTTGTTAGAGTCAAGACCATCAACAGCATAGTATGCTACAGGGCCTTGAGCACTATCAGACTCTAAGTTTAACGACCGAATACGCTGTAGTGATTCCTTAAGTACCTGAGAGTTTCTTGTTTCATTGTGTACATACAGAATCTTGCCACGGGTATTTAGGTCTGTTAAGGAATACGTAGGCGTACCTACGACACTTGTAATCGTATAGGTATGCCTAAGGCCAGTCCAGTCCCAAGTGTCTTCTACAAGTCGTTTAGCGTCATTAACAAAATCACCAACTAACTTAGAATAGTCACTTTCGTCTACGGTAGTAACCTCGTCTTCCCTAAGTTTCCTTAGGACTGCATTAACTAATTGTAAGTAAGTCATAAGTGTAATAATACCATATTTTTAGTTAAATGTCAAGAGATTTTTCCACTCTCAAGGAATTGTCTTGAGAATGTAGTATCATCTTCGCCTAAGAAATCCAGATCAGGGTCAAGAGACGCAAGTTCTTCGTCTTCTCCCAAAGTAACACCTGAGGGTAATGCATCACCTTCTAGTAAGTTTGCTAATCCAATCATTTGAAACTCCGGTGTAAGGTTAAGCTGTCCTAAATCAACACCCATGTTTTGTAGCTGTTTTAGATTGTATCCGCCTAGGTCTACTGTGGATAACCCTTGTAGGTCAAGTTTGCCTATGTCTAATCCTAAGTCAGCTACTTGTTGTAAGTCAATGTTGCCTAAGATGTCTGGAGTCTGTATATTGAGTTTGTTTAAGTCAATACCTAATTCTGCAATATCTGGTATTGAGTACCCTAAATTACTTAAACCTTGGAAATCTAGCCCTATGTTTGCTACAAGTTTATCGTAGTCAAAGTCAGGAGTCTCAACACCAACTAAAGAAGCAATTTGGTTAGCGTTTGGTAACTGTCCACCACGTTTGTAGTATTCTTCACCACCTGCTAAAAAGGCATCGTCTTGATCGACACCTTGGTCTAACGCTACAGCAGTCTTAAGTGCCGCATACCCTGCAGGGTCACCTATTCCAATTGCATCGACAATTTGTTGATCGTAAGTATCCGCAAGGACTGCTAAAGCATCTTCTCCCTGAGCGATTCTAAAGCCCGCCTTGATTGGATCAATGTTGTTTTTTACTATGTCATAGACATCACTGCCTAAGGCTGTCCTAGCGGTCTGACGTAGCTCTGGGGCTACTGTTTCAAAGGCTTCTTCGCCAAAGTTATCAATCAGTACGTCTTTAACGTCACCACCGTCTGCAATAGTTGCCGCAGACTTCATAAGTTTAGCAGTGTCTGGATCAATCGGAACATCGCCTAAAGCGGCAACTGAAGAGATACCTAGTTGTGCTAAATCACTTGCACTAATTTCTTGACCTGAGTTTGCTTTAGCGTATGTTCTAAGTGTTGTAGAGGCTACCTTGCCCGGAGTAGGGTCAACGATAGTAGCAATCATCTGTACATAAGGGTCTTCAATGACTTCGTTAAACCCATCAAAGACAGGAGTAACAACATCACGTACAGAATCTTCAAAACTAGCTAAAGCGTCACTGACGGGATCAACAATGTCTTCTACTGCATTAAGAATGTTTCGTATTGGACTCCAACCCATTAGTTATACCTCAGTATCGTGTAGTTGTCTTGAGTGCCTACAATAGAAGCCCCAAGATTTAAATTAAAATGTAAACTGTTGTCGTTATCGACTGTTGTATAGCATGTACCTAAGCGTGTCAAAAGATTGTTTAGGTGTTTCTTAAGTGATGGTTTCCAGTCTGATATTTCACAATGTAAAACTTTGTTTCCTACGTCGTCAAACTTAACAACTACAATGTGATTATTACTAGAGTCAATTACCATTTTTTACAAGACCAATAACGTGCCGTGAGTTTACTTGGGGGATTCGTATCGCACTTATGACGTGCACGGAAGCTCTTACGACGCTTAGGTTGATCTTTTTTGATTGTCATGTTTGGATCACCAAAACGTATGGTTTTAGTTTTGTTACCTTCTTTGGCAACCACTACGAACTTCTTAGAACCACCCGGTGTTCTCTTAGGCTTATTATAACCGCTAACACCTGCTCGTGCAAGTTTTGGGTCTTTTGACTTAGGCACATTAGCCTCCTTGGATAACGTCGTTTTCTTCAATAATCGAAACTAAACAGGTAGCACCTGCAGATGCTTTAGCTTTAATAATGTCGCCTTCTTTCATATTGATAAACTCATAATAGTCGCCACCGATCTGAAGAAACTCATTAGAACCTAGTGAGTAGCTACTGAGTACCTGAAGTGTTGCAGTTTCTGAAGCATCATAAAACTGAACATCGACACTAATCGTAGAACCTGCAGTATCTGTAATAAACAACACACGCCACTCAGCACGTTTACCATCAGGAACTGTGTAGATGTCTTGGTACGATGTTGTCAG